CCAGGAGTCCGTCGGATGGGTCGACCTCGGTCGCGTGGCCGATGCTGTGCGCGACGACGCGCGCACATTCGACTGCCCGGTCCTTATCGGCTCGAGCGACCTGCCGCGCGAGCCCGAAGAGAGTCGACCGAAGGGAGAGACCCTCCATTGACCGACGCCGTTCTCAGTCCTGACCACTACCGCCATGGCGAGATCGAGGCGATCGACGCGATTCGCTCCGCGCTCGGTCCCGAGGGCTTCGCCGCGTACTGCCGCGGGCAGGTGATCAAATATCTATGGCGGTGCGAGCACAAGTCCGCGCGAGCCGACGACATCGGCAAGGCGCAGTTCTACCTCGCCATGCTCGCCGGAGACGACCCGCGCGTTATGCGATCGCGCGATTCTGGTGCATAATTCCCGCATGGAGAACGAACAGCGACGACACGTCGAGAGGACGTACTTCGTCGGCAACCTAGCATGGGCGGTCGACGAGGCCGCGTTGCGCGCGGCATTCGAGCAGAAGGGCCACCGCACGTCGCTTGTGAAGATCAGCCGCGAGGCCGACGGCGAGCGTTCGCGCGGCTTCGGCTTCGTCCGCGTCCTGACCGACGACGCCGAAGCGGTCATCACGTCGATGTACGGGCATGAGATCGAGGGCCGGGCGATACGGGTGGACTACTCCACGAGCTCACGCACGCGCGAGGAGGAGACGACCACGACGACCGACGTGCCGAGATCCTGGGGCGCGCGGTCCTGGACCCGTTGACGTTGCGTTAGTTGACGCCGGAAATTGAAGTATTACGGGGAGCCCATGCGAACCTGCAAAGATCATCCGACTGAGGAATCCCGGCCGTGCTCGACGTGCGGCGCCGACACCCCGGCGCACTACGAGTGCCCGGTCTGCCGGCAGCTAGTCACGGAGGATCGGTGATGCACATTGCCGCAGAGATTGCGCCTCTCGTAATGCACTTGATCGAGCAAGTCGACTCGACGCAGATCCTCGACGTAGCCGCCGGCTATGTGGTCGTCGGCGGGCTCGCGCTGTGGCCGAGCGGTAGCGTCTCGATCCTGACCGACGACGGTCCGGGGCCTCTGGTCCCGCTCTCGAGGGAGGAGCGGGAGGAGCTATCCTCGGCCGTCCGCGCGGCGATCCGGCGCGAGTTCGAGCGGCGGATAAGGGCCGAGGAGGCGTCGTGCGCCGCGTAGAGTTCCGGCAGGAGACCGCGATCTGGTCGCTAGCCGGCGCGCTCGCGATCCTCGCCGCGGTCGTGCTCGCCTCGATCGACGCTGGCCTGATCGCGCTGGCGTGGCGGCTTACTGCGCCAGCCGACTTCGGCCCTGCGCCGGCCTTCCCGGTCCTGGTCGTCGGCCTGCTCGCCGCGCGGGCCGTCCTGGTCCAGTACGAGCAGCGCCCGCTCGACCTCCTGAGCCTGACCCTGGAGAAGGGCGCTTGGCTCCTCTTGATCTGGGCCGGCGGGAGTCTCGTCTGATGCGCGGGCCGAGGGACCGGATCGACCGGCAGACCCGCCAGGACCGATTCCTGCGGATCGTCGGCGCGGAGCCGGGCGACGAGATCGAGATCGACCTCGCCTGCGTGCTGGCCGTCGCGTCGGTCGGCGCCGCAGACGACCTCGACGGAGCGCCGACGCGCAACCTGAGCCTATATCTCTCGACGGGCCGGACGGTCGACACGCGCGCGACCGCTGCCGACGTGGCCGAGATCCTCGCGACCTGGCGGACACAGCGGCGAGGCGGGCCGAGGTAGGCGGGACACGATTTTGTAGATCGCCGGGTCTGCGCTAGATCTTTATCGACGCCGGAAATAGAACCGGCAGCAGAGAGGTGGGGAGGAGTCGGATGGATGGGTCGCCAGGTAAAGGACACCTGCCCGGAGACGGGCAAGCTCGGCTTCAGGAATCAGCGCGCCGCGAAGACGGCGGCAGCCTGGGCGCGAAAGGATCGAGGCGTCATCCTGAGCGCGTACTCGTGCCCGGCGTGCCACCTTTGGCACCTGACCAGCCAGCGCAGGCGCCCGACGAACTTGCCCTACTCCGAGAGGTCGCCGACACCGCGGCCGAACTTTTGAACGTCCTCGAGGACGGCGCGAACGAGGTCGAGCGACTCCCGTTCGAGGAGGCCGCGCTCGAGGCATTGGACGCCTGGCGGGACGCCTGCCGGGCCTGACGCAAGGGAGCATAGACCATGAAGCTGAAGGCACAGACGAAGGATCTCACCGCCGCCGTGGCACGCGCATCCGGCCCGCTCACGACCCGGCACACGATGCCGATCCTCGGCGCCGCGCGCCTAAACGCAATCGAGGGCCGGGTCGTGGTCGAGACGACCGACCTCGAGCAGAGCGCCGCGTGCTCGGCGCCGGCCGAGGTGAAGACGGAGGGCGTAGCGGCAATTCCAGCAAAGCGCCTCCTCGAGGTGCTGCGCGCGACGCGGCAGGACGAGGTGGAGATCGAGGTCGCCGCGGGCACGGCGACGATCAAGAGCGGTCGCGGGCGCGTCAAGCTCCTGGGCTTCGATCCGGCCGACTTCCCGTCCATCCCGGTGGCCGAATCCGACCCGATCGAGGTCGACATCTACAGACTTCGCAACGCCATCGACCGGACGCTGTTCGCGGCGTCGACCGACGACACGCGAGCGCACCTCTGCACGCTGCTGCTCGAGGAGTCGGGCGGCTTCCTGCGCTTGGTCTCGACCGACGGGCACCGGCTCTCGGTCACGGAGACCGAGATCGAAGCGCCGGCCGGGCTCCGGGCGCTGGCTCCGGCATCTTGGGTGCGGAACTTCCGGCGGGCTCTCGAGTGGGCGACCACGCCGGCAGCACTCCGGGTCGACCGGGCACGGATCGAGATCACGCTGGGCGACTACCGCTCGGCGACCCGGCTCGTCGACGCCGAGTTTCCGGCGTGGGAAGCCGTGCTGCCGGCGAAGCCCGGGCCGGAGGTCGCCGTGCTCGCCGACGATCTCGCTGACGCAGTAAAGCGCATCAGCGTCGTCGCGTCACAGGCCAACCACGGCGTGCGCCTGACGCTCGGCGAGACCGTGCGGATCGCAGCGTCGAGCGTCGAGGCCGGCGAGGCGGTCGACGAGGTCGACATCGTGCGCGGCAAGGTAAAGCGCGAGACCGAGGTCGGCGTGTCGATTCGCTACCTCGGCGAGCTCCTGCGCGCGACGGCAGGCGAGACGGTCGTGCTTCGGGTCTCGACGCCCGAGCAACCGATCCTCGTCCAGGTCGACGGCGCGGATCACTGGCGGCACGCCCTCATGCCGATGAGGGTCTGAGCGTGGACTACTTCGAGTTTCTAGAGCAGAAGACGACGAAGGTCGCGCAATGCGGATTCGAGGTCGATCCGGCCGATCTCTGCGAGGCGCTGTTTCCGCATCAAGTCGACGCCGTGCGATTCCTCCTGCGAGTCGGCCGTGGCTCGGCGTTCCTCGATACCGGACTAGGCAAGACCCTCGTGCAGCTAGAGTGGGCGCGGCAGGTCTCTCGTTTCGCCGCTGGTCGCGTGCTGATCCTGTCGCCGCTGGCCGTCGCGAAGCAGACCGAGGCCGAGGCGAGAAGATTCGGGATTGATGGCGTCGAGGCGACGCGCGACCCGATGGCCTCGACCGCGCCGATCGTGGTGACGAACTACGAGCGGCTGCACCAGGTCGATCCTGAGATGTTCGTCGGAGTCGTTCTCGACGAGTCGTCGATCCTCAAGAGCTTCATGGGCAAGACGAAGCGCTCGCTGGTCGATGCGTTCGAGTCGACGGAGTTCCGGCTCTGCTGCACGGCCACGCCGGCGCCGAACGATCACATCGAGCTCGGCAATCATTCGGAGTTTTTGGGTGTGATGCCCGGTTACGAGATGCTCAGTCGTTTCTTCGTCAACGACACGATGGACATGGGCAAATGGAGACTCAAGCGTCACGCGGTCGTCCCATTCTGGGATTGGGTCTGCTCCTGGGCGATATGTGTCTCGAAGCCCGAGGACCTCGGGCACGACGGCAGTCTCTACGACCTGCCCGAACTGCACCTCGAGCGCCACGTCGTCGATGTCGAGTCGGTGAGCGATCGTGGCGATAAGCTGTTTCGCATTCCTGATATGTCGGCGACCGCGATGCACCGAGAGCGCCGGATCTCGGCGCCGGCTCGTGCGGCCGAGGTGGCGCGAATCGTTGACGCGGAGCCTGACGAGTCGTGGCTGATCTGGGTCGATACGGACTACGAGGCCGACGAACTATGTCGCGCGATTCCCTACGCAAGCGAGGTGCGCGGAGGCGACCGGCCAGACGTGAAAGAGGAGCGCTTGCTCGGCTTCTCGTCCGGTGCGATTCGGGTCCTGATCGCAAAGCCGAAGATCGCAGGCTTCGGTCTCAACTGGCAGCATTGCGCTCGAGTCGTCTTCTGCGGTCTCGGGTATAGCTACGAGTCGTTCTACCAGGCCGTTCGGCGGACATGGAGATTCGGCCAGACTCGCGAGGTCCAAGTCCATGTCGTGATCGGAGCGAATGAACTCAGCGCGTGGAACATCGTCAGCGCGAAACGTGACGGTCACGACGAGATGCGAAGGCAAATGATCGAAGCGACGCACAGGTCGCATGGTCGTCGGCGCGAAGTCAAGCATCCGTACCACCCGACGCAGCCGACCGCGCTGCCGTCATGGATCAAGGAGGTGAGAGCATGAGCACAAAAGTAATCGACCAGGAGTCGGGCGCCGATTGGTCGCTCTATAACGCGGACTGCGTCGACTTGATGCGCCAGATGCCCGCTTGCTCGGTCGACTTGTCGATCTACTCGCCGCCATTCTCGACGCTCTACGTCTACTCCGAGTCGGTCTGCGACATGGGCAACACCGCTACCGACTCAGAGTTTCTGGAGCAGTACGCATTCGCGGCTCGCGAACTCTACCGAATCACGCGCCCCGGACGCATCGCCGCAGTCCATTGCAAGCAACTCGTCAACTACCAGAATCGTGATGGGCGCAGTGGCTGGCGCGATTTCCGCGGCGACTTGATCCGGGCGCACGAGGCGCAAGGCTGGCAATACCACTCCGAGATCGTGATCTGGAAATGTCCGGTCATCGAGATGCAGAGGACCAAGACGCAACGCCTGCTCTATAAGACCCTGCGCACCGACGCATCGTTGACCGGGATTGGGATGCCGGAGTACCTGCTACTGTTCCGGCGCTGGCCGGAGAACGACGAGGAGCAGGTCGCGCAGATGCCGATTGAGCATCCGGTCGGCGACGAAGGCTCCGAGATCCCGCTCGACGTGTGGCAGCAGTGGGCGTCGCCGGTCTGGATGGACATCCGGCAGACGAACGTCCTCAACGTGAAGGAGGCGCGAGGCGATAAGGACGAGAAGCACCTATGCCCGCTCCAACTCGATCTCATCAAGCGGGCGATCTATATGTGGTCGAACCGTGGCGAGGTCGTCTTCTCGCCCTTCGCCGGCATCGGATCGGAAGGCGTCGTCTCGCTCGAACTCGGGCGCAAGTTCGTCGGCACCGAACTCCACTCGAAATACTTCGCGCAGGCGAAGCGGAACCTGGCCGATGCCGAACGTCAGGCGTCGAGTCCGTCGCTGTTCGATTGGGCGAAGGAGGCAGCGCAGGCGTGAGCGATCCGCGCGGAGAGACGGAGCGACCGGAGGCCGAGGACCGCCGAGTGATCGATGACCTCGGTCGCCGCCAACTGCGCAAGATGCGAGCGAACGGGGGCAAGGCGCACTGGTCGACCGTCTCTCGGGCGTGGTTGTTCACTCGATTGCTCGAGGAGGTCGCGGAGCTCGCTGGCGCAATCGAGTCGGGCGACCAGGAAGAGATCGCCGACGAATGCGCGGACGTGGCGAACATGGCCGCGATGCTTGCGGATGGGAGAGTCTCCAAGAAGCTGCCGGAGCGCGAATAGGAAACCGACCATGAATGACACTTATCGTCCAGAGGTTGTGGCGAGAATCAAGGATCTACTTTCGAGGCAAAGCGTCGAAGGAGAAGACCGCGAGAACACCGCCGAGCGCTTCGTCCTCGATAAGGTTGAGAAATCTAAAACTAGAGTAAGCGACCTGTTATTTTTGAGGGTCCGCGCGGCGGCGCACTTGTTGGGCATCGACTTTCTGTCCGAAGCCGAAGAAAACGAGATCATGGGCATAATTGTGATTCGAGCGATGATCGCCGGAATGATTGAAGATGGGGAGATCGTGGAGGTCCGAGATCCCAATGGCGAATTCGTGTTTCGTGCTCGATTGCCATCGGACCGGCACAAGTATGAACCGCCGCTGATCGTGTAGGTTGAGGTTGGAGGGCGTCGCAAAGTGGCATTGAGCATTCATAAGCTAGACCGGAACCGTCTGCACTAGCGATGGCGCAGGCCGAGCAGACCGGATGGCGCGATCTCCAGATCAGCGCGCGGCACCGCACCTGGGGCGCGAACTGTCCTGCGGTCGATCTCGACTTCGTTCTGGTCGAGTATTACCACGGCCGGCCGTGCGCGCTGGTCGAGTACAAGCGCGACGGCGCGACCTGGAGCGCAGGCCATCCGACCTACCGCGCCCTCTGCGATCTGGCTGACCAGTACCGGCCGGGCGCCCTGCCCTGCTGGGTCGCGGTCTACCGTCCTGGCCGACGCTGGCGCTTTGTCTGCCGCGCGCTAAACGACGCCGGCCGCCAGGCGCTCGAGGGTATCGAGGGCCGCGAGGTGACGGAGGCCGAGTACGTCCGGCGGCTGATAGAGGTGCGCACGTCGACGCTGACGGAGGAGGACCGGCGGATCCTGCGCCGGCTGGAGGATGCCGCGTGAGGGTCCCGATTCGGGTGGATATCGAGCCGGAGTTACTGCGCGCGATCCAGCGTGCGGCGCTCGAACGGGAGACCACCGCGGAGGCGATCGCGGTCGAGGTCCTCGAGGAGTGGCGGCGTGAGGGTACGGCGAGAGAGCGACGGAGCGCTACCTCGGCGCGAACGGCTGCAAAGCTCGGCCAACAATATCGGAATCGCTCTCGGGTCGCTCCGTTCGGGTGGAAGCTGACCGGAGGCGCGAAGCCCACCGAGGCCCACCAGGCCGAGCGCAACGAGTGGGCGGCCAAGGAAGCCCAGCGAAGCGAGTTCCAAGGCGCCCGAGACCGTGCGGGCGTCATGTCCGTATTCGAGAAGGTAGCGGGCCGCGAGGCCCGCCAGAGCCTTGAGCGCGACGAGAACGAGCAGCGAATCCTTCGCCGCATGGTTCGCCTCCGTTCCAAGGGTCTCGGCGCGATGCGAATCGCCAACGCCTTGAACGAGCGCAAGCGGGATCACAACCCGAGGACGGGCGAGCCGTGGAAGTTCGGCAACGTGCAGACCATCCTCCGAACATACGACCGGCGGAACGCTTTGGGCGTCCACGAACCGCCGGACGAAGACGGGAGGTCTTAATGTCGCTGGTCAGCAACATCGTCGGCCACGGCGAAGAATCGCCGGAGCAACTCCTGGCGAATCCTGCCAACGCCCGCATCCATCCGCAGGGACAGCAGCGCCTACTTGAGAAGGCCCTCGAGGCCGTCGGCTGGATCGACGAGGTGACGGTGAATCGCAGGACTGGTCGCGTCGTCGACGGGCACCTGCGCGTCGCAATCGCCATGCGTCGCGGCGAGGCGACGATCCCGGTGCGCTACGTCGACCTAAGCGAGGAGCAGGAGCTCGTTGCGCTCCGCACATTCGACCCGCTCGGCGACCTCGCGGTATGGGACGACGACCTTCTGCGGGACCTAACCGTGCAGGTGATCGAGACCGATCTCGTCTCCGATCTGCTCGCGGAGCTCGACGACATCGGAGCGCCGACGAAGAGCGAGACCGACGACGAGCCGAAGCCCGAGCCCGAACGATGTCCGCTATGCGGCAAGTAATCGGGCCGTGATACACTAACGCCATGGCTGGAAGACCGAAGGCAGGAAGACCGAAGCTCAAAGTCGACGAGGATTTGCTGCGCAAGCTCGCGGCGATCCATTGCACATATGAGGAGATGAGCGCGATCCTCGGAGTCTCGCGCGAGACGCTCACGCGGCGATTCTCAACTATCATCGAGCAAGGCAAGAGCGAGGGCCAGATGTCGCTCCG